GCCGCCGCGCTGGGCCTGCGCGCCAAGCTGGACAAGGACATCGGCTGGCACAAGGTGCTGTCCAACGTCGCAGTCAACGGCGTCACTGGCATCAGCAAGGACGTCTTCTGGGACTTGCAAGACCCCGCCACCGATGCCGGCTACCTGAACGAGAAGGACATCACCACGCTGGTGAACCGCACCGGCTTTCGCTTCTGGGGTAGCCGCACGTGCGCCGGCCCTTCGAGCCTCTTCCCGTTCGAGAACTACACGCGGACCGCGCAGATTCTGGCGGACACGATGGCCGAGGCGCACATGTGGGCTGTGGACGCGCCCCTGCATGCATCGCTGATCAAAGACATCCTGGAAGGCATCAACGCCAAATTCCGCCAGCTCAAGTCCCTGGGCCTGATTATCGACGGCCAGGCCTGGTACGACGAAGAGCCGAACACCAAGGAATCGCTCAAGAGCGGAAAGTTGGTGCTCGACTACGACTACACGCCCGTGCCGCCGCTGGAAGACCTGGGCTTCCGCCAGCGCATCACCGACCGCTATCTGCTGGACTTCGCGCAGCGGATCGCCGCGTAACCCATCCTGCCCAGCGCACGCCCGCGCTGGGCCATCTGCACATTCGGAGCCAATTCCATGGGACTGCCCACCAAGCTCAAAAACATGAACGTCTACAACGACGGCACCAGTTACGCCGGCGTCGCCACGTCCGTCACCCTGCCCAAGCTGACGCGCAAGATGGAAGCGTTTCGCGCCGGCGGCGTCGCGGGCGCCATCAAGGCTGATTTCGGCCTGGATGACGACGCGCTGAAAGTCGAATGGACGTGCGGCGGAAACGTCAAGCAAGTCCTGCAGCAGTATGGCGCGGTGGACGTTGCGGGCGTGCAGCTGCGCTTTGCCCAAGCGTACCAACGCGACGACACCAACGAAGTGACCGCCGTGGAGATCATCGTCCGCGGTCGCCATTCCGAGATCGATCGCGGCGAGTCGAAAGTCGGCGATGACACCGAATTCAAGATCATCACCGAGTGCGTTTACTACAAGGAATCGCACGATGGCCAGACGGTCTTTGAAATCGACCTGGTGAACATGATTCACATGGTCGGCGAGATCGACACCATGCAGGCCATCCGTACCGCCATCGGCCTGTAACCCCCTATTCCTGGAACCATCATGACCGACAAGACCCCTTCGCACATCGACCAACAGCCGCAAGCCCTGACGGCCGCCGTCATCGACACCCTCGACCTGAAATCGGTTGACCTGGACGAACCGATCAAGCGCGCCAGCGGCGACATCGCCCGCCTGCTGATCCGCAAGCCGAAGGCCGGAGCCCTGCGCGGCGTCACGCTCATGGCGCTGGTGCAGGTTGACGTGCAGGCGCTGACCACCGTACTGCCGCGCGTTTGCGAACCCATCCTGACGCCGGCCGAAATCAGGGATCTGGACCCCGCCGACCTGTTGAACGTGGGGGCCACGGTCGCCAGTTTTTTTATGAGCAAGGCGGAACGGCTGGCTATCCAAACTGCGTAGAAGACGCCATGGCGGATATCGCCATGGTCTTTCACTGGCCGCCGGCCGAGATGGATCCGATGGAATTGACCGAGCTGGCCGACTGGCGCGAGCGCGCGCGCGTGCGCTACCAACCCGAGACGTAACAGATGGACAAGGCGTTACAGCTTCGCGTCATCGCGGCCCTGCAGGACAAGCTGTCGGGGCCGCTTCGCAAAATCAAGAGCACCGCCGGCGCCTCCGCCCAGGGCGTCGCCGATCTGCGCGGAAAGCTCAAGCAGCTGACGGCGGCGCAGCGCGAGGTAGGGAAATTCCGCGAGCTGACGCGCGGCCTGCAGACCACCCGCGCTGAACTGGCCACGGCACAGCAGCGCGTAGCCGCCTTGGCCCAGCAGATGCAGGGGGCCACCAATCCCACCCGTGCCATGACGCGGGAATTCAACCAGGCGGTGCGTGCTGCCCAGCAGCTGAAAGAGCGGCACGGCCAACAGTCCTTAGAGCTTCAACGTCTGCGGGACAACCTGACGCGCGCGGGCCTTTCCACATCCAACCTGGCTCGGGACGAACGAAACCTGCGCCAAAAGATCGACAACACGTCACAGGCACTGGACCGGCAGACGCGCAAGCTGCAGGTCGCCGCATCGCACCACCAGAAGCTGGCTGCAGCCAAAGAGAAGTACGGCAACGGCAAAGCAGCCGTGGGCGCAATGGCCGGCGCCGGCGCCGCTGGCCTGGCGTCCGGCGGCGCTGCCCTGTACGCGGAATCGCGTTTCATCCGGCCTGGTGTCGAATTCGACGCCAAGATGAGCAAGGTTCAGGCGCTGGCCCGCATCGAGAAGGACAGCGCCGAGATGCAGGCGCTGCGCAAGCAGGCGCGAGACCTCGGCGCCAAGACAATGTTCTCCGCGACGCAGGCGGCGGACGCGCAAGGCTTCTTGGCCATGGCGGGCTTTACCCCCAAGGCCATCCAGGACGCCATGCCCGGTATGCTGTCGCTGGCCAAGGCCGGCGACACCGATCTCGCGCAAACCGCCGACATCGGGTCGAACATCCTTACCGGATTCAAGCTACCAGCCGAACAGATGAACCGCGTGGGCGACGTGCTGACCGGCGCTTTCACGCGGTCCAATACAAGCCTGTACATGCTGGGCGAGACCATGAAGTACGTGGCGCCCGTGGCGGCCGGCGTCGGCCAGGACATCGAGACCGTGGCGGCCATGGCCGGCAAGCTGGGCGACGCGGGCATTCAGGGCAGCATGGGCGGCACCGCATTGCGGGCGGTCATTGGCCGCTTGGCCGCACCGCCGAAGGCCGCCGCCGACGCCTTGAACAAGTTGAACATCAAAACGAAGGACGCCAAGGGCAATCTGCGGCAGCTTCCCGACATCCTGGCCGCGCTGCACAAGAAGACGGCGAAGATGGGCAACGCCCAGCGCTCAGGCATCTTCAAGCAAATCGCCGGCGAGGAAGCATTCAGCGGCCTGCAGGTGCTGGTGGAACAAGCCGGCACGGGCGAGCTGCAGAAGTTCGTCGCCATATTGAAGAAGGCCGCCGGCGAAGCGGACAAGACGGCCGGCACCATGGCCGACAACCTCACCGGCGATCTGGACGAGCTGAAAAGCGCCTGGGAGGATGTCGGCATCCAGACCGAAGAACTGCACGATAAGACGCTACGCCGCCTCACCAAAGGCCTGGCCGGCGTCGTGAGTGCCGTGGGCGATTGGATGAAGGCCAACCCGCAGATTGCCCGCGCGCTCACCGCCACGGCCGCCGTCATCGCCGGCCTGGTCGCAGCCTTCGGCGCGCTCACCCTGGCACTGGCCGCCGTGCTGGGGCCGTTCATCGTCGTGCGCTACGGGCTTTCCATGCTTGGCATCCAGGGCGGCAGTCTGATTGGCGTGCTGTTCAACTTGGCCAAGGGTGGTTTTGGGCTGCTGGGAAGCGCCATCGTGTCCGTGGGAAAACTCCTGCTCGGTAATCCCATCGTGCTGGCAGTCGCGGCCATCGCTGGCGCCGCATATCTCATCTACCAGTACTGGACACCGATCAAGGCGTTTTTCTCCGACCTCTGGGCGCAGGTCACCGCGGCGTTTGATTCGGCCATGGCGTGGCTGGGCCAGCTGCTGGCCGCCCTGAATCCCATACCGATACTCTCCGCCGCCTGGAACGGGCTGACGACATTCTTTTCCGACATCTGGGATTCCGTGAAGGTGGCCTTCGATGGCGGCCTGGCCGGCCTTGGAGCGATGCTGGCCAACTGGTCGCCCCTGGGGCTGCTCTATCAGACCATCACCGGCGCGCTGGGGACGTTGGGCCTTGAGCTGCCCGGCAACTTCACGCAATTCGGCTCGATGCTGATCCAGGGCTTGATCAACGGCATTTCCAGCATGGCCGGGGCGCTCAAGGAATCGATTTCCAACATCGGTACAGGCATCGTCGGCTGGTTCAAGGAAAAGCTTGGCATTCACTCGCCCAGCCGGGTATTTGCCCAGATGGGCGGCTATGTGTCCGAAGGCGCCGCTGTCGGCATCGAGGCGGGCCAGCCGGCCGCCGTAAAGGCCGCCCAAGCGCTCGCGGCATCCGTGGCCATAGGCGGGGCCATGCTGCCTGCCTCGGGCGCTCTGGCGGCCTCTGGCGGCCTGCTGGCGGCACCCGCCGGCATGGTCACCGATGCAGGCACCCTGGCGCGCATCGATCACCGACCCGCCATGGCCGCGAACGGAGCGGGCGGGCGCTCGATCACGATCCAGGGCGACACGATCACCGTCCATATCAACGGAGCCGGGGCCAGCGCGCAGGACATTGCCCGAGCGGTGGACGATGCTCTGCGCCGGCGCGATGCCGACAAGGCCGCGCGCCTGCGCTCCGCGTACTACGACAACGATTAGGAGACCACCACCATGATGATGGCCCTTGGCATGTTTATTTTTGGCCTGCCCACCGCCGCCTACCAGACCCTCAAGCGGCAGACGGAATGGCGGCATCCGTCGAACTCGCGCTTGGGCGCGGGTCCGGCCTATCAGTTTGTGGGCAAGGGAGAAGACACCATCACCCTGTCGGGAACCATCATCCCGCAGCTGTTCGGCACAACCGGCGCCATCCGCCTGCTGCGCCGTATGGGCGACACGGGCAAGGCCTATGTCATGGTGGATGGCATCGGCACCGTTTACGGCGCCTTCATCATCACCAGCCTGGACGAAGAAGGCTCCATGTTCGTGGTGAACGGTCTACCGCAAAAAACGGATTTCACGCTCACGCTCAAGTGCGTGGACGATTCGCAGGCGCGGCCGCTGCTGGATGACCTGCAGATTCCTATCGACACCATGGACGGCTCTATCGCCGGCTGGGGGCTTTGATGTTCGCGGCTCTGTCCGAAGGCCTGCAGCGCGGGCGCACCGAGTACCCAGCACCCCGCTGGCGCGTCCTGCTTGGCGACCAGGATGTGACCGGCAAGCTCGCGCCGCGCCTGGTCAGCCTGTCCATCACCGAATGCCGATCCGACCAGGCCGACCAGCTCGATATCACCCTGAGCGACCATGACAGCCTGCTGGAGCTGCCGCGCCGTGGCGTGGTCGTGCGGGTCTTCCTCGGATGGAGCGATGCGCGCGGCATGGTCGATAAAGGCACGTTCGAGGTAGACGAGGTGGAGTTTTCCGGGCCGCCAGATGTCATCACGCTGCGCGCCCGCAGCGCAGACATGAGCAACGCGCTGCGCACGCGCGCCACGCGCAGTTTCCACAAGACCACCATAAAGGCCATCGTGGAGACCATCGCCAAGGCGCACAAGCTCACGCCCGTGGTAGGCACATTTGGCGGGACGAAGATCGCGCACATCGATCAGACCGACGAATCCGACCTGGCATTTTTGAACCGCATTGGCAAACGCTACGATGCCGTGGCCACCATCAAAGAGGGAAAGCTCTTGTTCCTGCCCATTGGCAAGGGAGACACCGCCAGCGGCAAGGAAATGCCAACCATCGAGCTGACGCGGCGCGATGGTGACGCCATCCGCTACCAGGTCGCGGACCGCGATTCCTACACGGGCGTTCACGCCTCATGGCAGGACAAGGGCAAGGCCAAGCGCCGCCACGTACTGGCGGGCGTCATCGGTAACGCCAAGCGCCTACGGCAGCTATATGCGAGCGAAGAGGACGCCCTTGAGGCCGCTCGCGCGGAATGGGCGCGTCTACAGCGCGGCACGGCCACGCTGCGCTTTGAATTGGCCTATGGCCGCCCCGACCTGGCTCCGCAAACCAAGGTGCGCATGCTCGGCACCAAGGCGCTTATCAGCTCCACGGTCTGGCTGCTTTCTCGGGTCACGCACAAGCTGGACGATGGCGGCCTGACCACCAGTTGTGAGGGAGAAACGGCAGACGCGCGAAAGACCGAAGATGATCCGGCTGACGGCGACCTGCCCACGATTGAGGACGGCGCGGAATAGCGCGCTGTGTCCTATCGCTTCACGTTCATCGTTACTTGCACAACCAGCTGTACCGCGCCGATCTGGATATTGTTGTTGCCGGTTATGGACTGGTTTGGCATTGCCTGTGCGGACATCTGGATATTGCCGTCACCGCTGATCTGCTGATCATTGGAGGCCGGCGCGGCGGCGTTATCTTGTCTCCGTTCCTTCGCACCCTTGAGCGCATGGAACAAGGTTCCGAGCACGTCGCCCGCTTTCACTTCGGCTGCAGGCAAGTTGAGAAAATGAACGTTTGACCCGGGGTCTTGAGGCTTCTGCATTTCTTATATTTCCTGTGCGTTCGCCGGCTCCATACGGCTGCACACGCGAACAGCCGCAGCCCTTGCCGGCAATGTAGGGCAACCGGCACCCCCAACGGCCTCATGTACCCGGTTCAATCAGTCAGCGGGCGCTACCCCTTCTTTCCGTTCATCATGCACATGGCGGCGACCGTGGCCACTTCCTGGCCCCGGGCCGCTTTCTCGCTGGCCACCTCGTCGATGCAGGAGGCGGCCCTAACGGATTGCTCCACAACCTCCATCGGTCGTTTTGCCAGTTTCGCCGCCACCACCATGTCCGCCATGGTGGCCATTTTGTTTTGTGTCGTAGCGGATGCCCATTGCTTGAGCGTGGCGCTGTGTAGCGTGCCACCTTCGTACCACTGCCCCGCCGCCTGTGCCAGCGGCGTGGTCACCATCAGGGCCATTGCAAATCCAACTCGGAACACCTCTTTCTCCTTTTTTATGGGGCGGTCAATCAGGCCGCCAACTGCAGAACCAATTCGGTCAACTTGTCTTTGTCCATAGACATCTGCGCCTTGCTCGCTTGATACAGCGCGTCAGCCGCCTTTCGCTTCTTCGATGGGCTTAGTTCTCGCCCGGCGGCTTCAAGGGCCATTTCCAGGGTCTCCCAAGCGTCGCCGTAGCGTTCTAGATCGGCCTGCAAATCCTTCTCGGAAAGCGAGCGCGCCCCGGTCAGGACATACAGGACATCCACCCCCGCAGAGGCGATCAGCTCCAGATAGGCCGCATCTGGCTGACGCGCGCCCTTCTCGTAGTTCGCCTGGCTATTCCGGGAAACGCCCGCCAGCTCGCCAAAGCGCTCCTGCGTCAAACCCAGACGATCCCTTTCCTCCGCTAGCCGCAGTCCAAGTGCCAACATTCGCTCCCATTTATGTTTGACGAATGCACACATTCGTGTGCATAATTCACCTGCCGTGTCTGATAACGAGTGAAATCAAATGGAACATACACCAATTCGTGCGCGTACTAAGGGAAGCCGCCCTAAAACGGCTCAACAACGAATGGTCGGCTTTCGTCTCACCGAAGACGAATTGATGCGCTGTCAGAACTATGCAGATGAGCAAGTGCGCTCAGTCTCGTCCTTCATCCGAATGCTGGCGTTACGTGGATTGGTCGCCTACGAGACCGAACACCGTCAACCCAAGCCACGGCGTCGCTAGCCATGAATCGGTTTGGCATGGCCTGCCCCTATTGCGAGACCTGGGCAACGGTACGCACCAGCGAACAACTTTCCCCCTTGGTGCGTGCGGCCTACTTCCAGTGCCGCAATCTGCACTGCGGTTTCACCTGGAAGGCACACATAGAAGCAGTGGCCGCGATTTCACCGTCTGCCCTGTCCCAAGCCAGGCCCGATATTCAGTTGCCCCTGTCCCCGTTCAGCACGTCCTTGCGGCTTGCTGCCGCCGCGAAGTCTGACCCACGCCAAATGAGCCTAGACCATGATGAATAGCCAACGTCTTGCCCTTGTGAATGGTTCCGCCACCAACTGGAACCGCCCCTTTCTGGCCGACCAGGCACACCAGTTTCTTGCCGTGGAAAAGGACAACGGCGCCACGATGCCCGGGCCGCGTGACAACCAACTGCTGGAGCGCTGCGTTGCGCACTTGATGGCAGTGGCCAACTGCTCGCAACGCACCGCCGAGACCGAAGCGGCGAAGGCCATTGCCGAAATCGGTAGCAGGTCCAGCCCGGTCAACTTCGACATGGACCGCAGCACCAGCCACGCGCTGTTTGTCGTTGACCGCGCCACCGGCCGCACCCGCGTCCTTTCCTCGGTCGAAATCGCCCACCTCCTGAGCGCCCAGGAAACCGCCGCCCTGGCGCTGTAGCACCTCTACCTACCCCACGTCATACCGCCTTGCCGGCGGGCGCATCTGCGCCCGTCGCGGGGAACTGTTTTCCGAAGGAATCGAATATGCCCGCCATCCCCGTGCATGCCCGCATCGAAACACACATGAACGATGACGAGGTGAAGGCCTTGGCCAAGCTCACCGAATATCTGGTGCGCGGTGCCTATGAACCCGGCCAATCCCTCTTCTTGACGGCTTCGGCCGGCGATACCGTTCTGTCCGGCCACATGCTTACCGCCGCCTGCGCCGTTCACGCCGCCGCCATGCGCACCCTGCGCGAACGCAACCTGATGGCGTAATCATGAAGCCCGATATTCACCGCGACGTTATGTCCCGCCTCGCGGACTTCGAGTTCAAAGAGCGGCAGGGCTGGCTTCGCCAGGGCATCTGCCCCGCTTGCAAGAAGCGCGAGGTATACACGCACGCAGACCACCCCTGGGTGCTGCGTTGCGGCCGCCTCGACAAGTGCGGCTGGGAGGGCCATGTAAAAGAGCTGTTCTCGGACATCTTCGAACACTGGTCGAAGCGCTACGCCGAGGACATGAAAACCAACCCCCACGCAGCGGCGGACGCGTACCTCGCACACGCCCGCGGCTTCGATGTGGCCCGGCTTGCTGGCTGTTACACGCAAGAGACCTATCACGACCGTGCGCGCAATCTCGTTTCCGCAACGGTGCGCTTCCCCGTTGGCCGCACCTATTGGGAACGCCTAATTGATGAGCCGGGGCGCTTCGGCAAGCAAAAGGCCCGTTTCCAGCCCGGTGGCAGCTACATGGGCGAGTGGTGGACGCCGCCCGGCTTCGACCCCGCCAAGGTCACCGAACTGTGGCTGGTCGAAGGCATCTTTGATGCAATCGCCCTATGGTTGGTTGGCGTCCAGGCCGCTGCCACGATGTCGTGCAACAACTATCCTTCCGTCGCACTGCGCGCGCTGGCAGACGCACGCCCCAACAATTTGCCGCACCTGGTCTGGGCGCTCGACGGCGACGCCGCCGGCCGGCGCTTCACCCGCAAGCACGCCGAACGCGCTACCGAAGACGGCTGGACGTGCAAGGCGGCCATCATCCCGCAAGACGGGAAGCGTAAACGCGACTGGAACGACCTCTACCAGCTCGACCAGCACGCGCCGGACGGCGCCCCACGCCGCCTGTCCCAAGAAGGCCGCAAGCTGTACCTGCACCATGGCGCGGTGCTGCTGGCGCGTAGTGCCACTGAAAAGGCGCTGCTGCTGTATGAACACGACAACAACCGGACCGAGTTTGATTTCGAGTTCGGCAAGCGCCTGTACTGGTTCCGGATGGATATCGACGCCTACCAAAAGGCGATGGATCGGATCGGCAAAGAGGCGACGGAGCAACTTGCATCCGACGAGCTGCGCGCGCTCGCACTGCGCGAGGCGGGAGGCATTCGCTCCATTTCCAACTGCTACCCCACGCCCCTGTACTTCCAAGAAAACAAGCTCACGGACGAAAGCTGGTATTACTTCCGCGTGGAGTTCCCGCACGACGGGCCGCCCGTGAAGAACACCTTCACATCGTCCCAGGTTTCCACCGCCAGCGAGTTCAAGAAGCGCCTCTTGGCCATCGCCCCGGGCGCCATGTTCTCGGGCCAAGGCCATCACCTCGACAGGATGATGGAGCGCCGCCTTTACAACATCAAGCGCGTGGAGACGGTGGATTTCATCGGCTACAGCCGCGAGCATGGCGCGTACATCCTTGGCGCGCTGGCAGTGAAGGACGGCACGATTTATGAGGTGAACGAAGAGGACTTCTTCGACATTGGCCGCCTTTCGGTCAAAAGTCTGAATCAGTCCGTCACGCTGACTGTGAACGGCGACCCGCACGAATACAAGGCGGAATGGCTGCAGCACGTCTGGACCGCCTTCAGCGCTAAGGGCATCGTGACACTGGCGTTCTGGTTCGGCTCGCTATTTGCCGAACAGATCCGCGCGCACCAGAAAAGCTATCCCTTTCTGGAAGTGGTGGGCGAGGCAGGCTCGGGCAAATCAACGCTGATTGAGTTCCTGTGGAAGCTGTTCGGACGGACTGATTACGAGGGCTTCGACCCGTCCAAGTCCACGACGCCGGCGCGCGCGCGCAACTTCGCCCAGGTCGCAGGCCTTCCCGTGGTGCTGATCGAATCCGACCGGGAGCGCCTGGGCGAAGAGAAATCGCATGTGAAGTCTTTTGATTGGGACGAGCTGAAAACCGCCTACAACGGCCGCAGCATCCGTTCGCGGGGCGTCGCCAACGGCGGCAACGAGACCTACGAACCGCCTTTCCGGGGTTCCATCGTCATCTCGCAAAACAACGAGGTGAACGCTTCCGAAGCCATCCTGTCTCGCATTGTGCATATCAACATCGACCGGGCCGGCCAGAACGCCAAGACGTTGGCCGCCGCCGTCGCGCTGGAGACCACGCCTACCAGCGATGTATCCGGCTTCATTCTGGCGGCGACCAAGCGCGAGGCAAAAGTCTTGGAGACCGTTTTTTCGCGCTACCAGGATCACGTTGACGCTTTGCGCGAACGTGGCGATATCAAGATGACCCGCATCATGAAATGCCACGCGCAACTGCTGGCTGTGCTGGATGCGCTGCGCCTGGTGGTCCGGATGACTGATGAACAGTACCAAGCAGCCGCCGACCTCATCGGCACGATGGCTGCTGAGCGGCAGCAGGTCATCAATGCGGACCATCCCATCGTGCAGGGCTTCTGGGAGGCCTACACCTATCTCAACGGCGACGACGAGATGGCGCCCCAGCTCAACCACTCTTGCAACGACGAGGAAATTGCGGTCAACCTGAATCACTTCATCGAGGCCGCAGCCACGCACCGCCAGCAGGTGCCAGCGTTGAGCGATTTGAAGAAGGTGCTACGCACCAGCCGCCAGCACAAGTTCCTGGAGGTGAAGACCGTCAAGAGCCGCATTCGTCAGAACGCGAGCCAGGCCGGCACCGCCAAGGCCACGACGGTGCATTGCTGGGTCTTCCGTAAGGGGGCATGACGATGCACAAGCCCACCCTTCCCCAGCTCGCGCAGGCACACGCGGCCGCGCGCCTTCGCGGCACGCTTGCGGATGCTCTGCGCTCGCCGGCGCTCGCCCGCTGCCTTGAAATCACCGCGCAGACGATGACCCAGCCCCGCGCCGGCCAGCTTCGACCGCCGCCGGCCGCGCCGCCGTCCGTATCCCCTCTGCAGGCAACCGACCATCAGAAACAACTGTGCCGCGACTTCAAACGAGCAAGCGCGGCGGACAAGGACGAACTCTAATGAAGTACTCGGAAATCACTCACTTTGGCGTATTCTCGGGATCAGGCATTGGCGCGGCCGGAATGCAGCAAGCGCAACCGGAAATCCCTGGCCTGCGCGGCCGCATGGTTTGCCTGGGGGGAATCGACGTAGACCCCGCCGGCGCAGCCGACTTCCAACGCTTCACGGGCGTTCGCTGCACGGTGCGCGACCTGTTCAGCCGAAACCAGTACATCGCCTTTCACGGGCATCAACCGCCCGAGGGTTGGGCCGAGGCACTGCCCGCCGACATGCGCGCAGCTGCTGGCGGCCGCCGGCCGAACATCCTATTTCTTTCGGCCCCGTGCAAAGGATTCTCGGGCCTGTTGTCTCACGCCCGCAGCCTGACCGCCAAGTACCAAGCGCTCAATGAGCTGACGTTGCGCGGCATCTGGTTGAGCCTTGAGGCATGGAAGGATGATCCCGTGGAGGTGATTCTTTTTGAGAACGTGCCGCGCATCGCCACGCGCGGGCGCCACTTCCTCGATCAGATCGTCCAGTTGCTGCGTCACTACGGCTATGTGGTGCGCGAAACCGCGCACGACTGCGGCGAGCTGGGCGGCCTGGCCCAAAGCCGCAAGCGCTTTTTGCTGATCGCCCGCCACGCCGAGAAAGTGCCGGCGTTCATCTACGAGCCGCCCAAGCGCCCGCTGCGCGCCGTGGGGGAAATCCTGGGCCGTATGCACCTGCCAGGCGACCTGCGCGCCGGCCCTATGCACCGCATCCCGAATCTGAGCTGGAAAACCTGGGTGCGGCTCGCGTTCGTCCAAGCCGGCGGCGACTGGCGCAGCCTGAACCGCCTGGCCGTGCAGGACGGCTACCTGCAGGACTACCTGTTGGTGCCGGAAATGCATCGCGGCGCCCTGGGCGTGCATTCGATGCAGGATAGCGCCGGCGTCATCGCCGGCCGGAGCTATCCGCTGAATGGTGCCTTCTCGGTGGCTGATCCGCGCTTCGATCCGTCGGCGGCGTGGAAGGACGGCCAGGCCTACGGCGTGCGCCGCTGGGAGGCGTCTACCGGTGCAATTGCGGGCCAGCAGGGGCCGGGACAAGGCGCATACAGCGTAGCGGACCCGCGCCACCACGGCCCCGTCAAGCACAGCAACGAATTCCGGATCGTGCGCTACGAAGACACGGCGCGCGCCGTCACGGGCGCGCACGGAACGGGGCAATGCGTCGCAGACCCGCGCACGGGTTGGCATCGGCACAGCAACAACCTCAAAGTTGTGGATTGGCAGCGGGCAGCGGGTGCGGTTATCGCCGGCGGTAAGGGCGTGCAGGGCGGATGGATGTCCATCGCTGACCCACGCCCGGGCCTGGCCCGCGAGCGGGGCGATCACTACCTGACCGCCGGACACTATGGCGTGGCAGCATGGGATAAGCACGTCGGCGCGGTGTCAGCGTCGGCCTGCCATGACAATGGCTCATGGTCGGTGGCTGATCCGCGGGCGTTGCCTGCGGCCAACGACAAACTGGTATGCCGCATCATCGCCGAGGACGGCACCTGGCACCGCCCGTTTACAACGCTTGAGCTGGCGGCCCTGCAGAGCATCTACGACCCCGACGACTACGCCGAGGCCGAGGCCAACGGCGAGCCCTTCCAGATGGACGGCACGTCCGACAGCGCACACCGCGAGCGCATCGGCAACGCCGTACCCAGGAAGGCGGCCAAGGCCATGGCCGAGGAAATCGGCCGGGCCATCCTGCTGTCTCGCACTGGCGAAACGTTCCAGTTGTCGGCGGCACCGATCTGGGTGCGCCCTATCATCACGGCGCTGGCGGTTCGGGGTGGGGAGCATGGTGGCCAGGAATGAACGATCAGCTGGTTTACCGCCTTCCGGATCTTGTCCGCGTGCTCAACCTGTCCAAGACCACGATCTATGAGCTTATCCAGCGGAAAGATTTCCCGTCCCCTGTGAAGCTCACCGCGCGCTCAGTAGGCTGGCGCGCCCGCGAGGTCACAGCGTGGCTGGAAAGCAGACCTCGCAGCAAGGGATGGCACCCTGCTGAGGATTCCGCTTAG